GACGATATAACCGTTAAGGTATCGTAACGAAAGGAGCCGCTTATGGCTGACTACGCATTTTATACCGCTACATACTTAGGCGGCTCCATTCCCACGGCTCAGTTTCCAAGGCTCGCCGCTCGGGCAGCTGAAAAACTGGCACAATACAAGCGGAACTATACGGTGACCGCACCAGCAACAGACAGCGAGGATAAGGCAATCTGCGCTATGGCTGATGCGCTGTACTACTACGAGACAGTTCAGAACGAGCCGCAAAGCTCGTCAATTGGCAGCGTATCGAGCAGCCGAGGAACGTCCATTGATATCAGCCCAAAGGCACAGGCGGCCGAGCTGTACCGCAGCGCCTCGCTGTATTTGGAGATATATCGGGGGGTGAAGACGTGCTGAGCGTAAACGTCTTAGGAACATCGTACGAAATTATCAAAAAGAATTACAGCGATGAGCCATCATTTGAAAAGCACGAAATTGACGGATACTGTGACAGTATTCAAAGGCAAATCGTGTACTGCGATATGACCACGTATAAGGGCTGGGAAGACGAAAGCGAAGAAAGCTGCAGACGTCAAGAAAAGTTGACGCTTAGGCATGAAATTGTACATGCGTTTTTTAACGAAAGCGGTTTGCAAGACAACGCTTTCGCTCCAACTGGTGCATGGTCGAAAAACGAAGAAATGGTGGACTGGATTGCTTTGCAAGGCCCGAAAATCTACGCCGCCTGGCAGGAAGCGGGGGCGTTGTGATGCTGAGCGTTCAATCTCGCTCACCGGTTGACTATTCTAAGTGCAACCAGAATGTGACCGTATACCATCAGAGCGGCGCGACAGTGACCCGTACCGTTTACGCCAATGCGTTCCTTGACTTCCGAAAGAATCAGAATATCAACAAAACAGGCTCAACCGAGACAAACAGCTTTCTGCTGGTTATCCCCGGTGCCGTCCCTCTGTCTGTCGGAGATAAGGTTCTTCTTGGAACTGGGCCGCTGACAATCACATGGGCGGCATATATTCCCTCTACCGTGCCGGGACTTGTTGTGGTGAAGTATGTCGACCCGAAGTATTGGAACGGCGCACAGGTGCACGTGGAGGCTGGAGGATGAATACAACAGGGACCGTCAGCGTCAATATAAAACCTACGGCTCAAATTATCGCAGAGCACGGTCTCGCGCCGAATGGGCGTGTACAAAAATTCCATACGCAGAACGTAATCCGCAGAATCCAAAAGTATATGCCGTTTAGATCTGGCGCGACGGTTAAGATAATGATTGCGCAGTCGCCCATTGAGGAACCGCTCGTCCATATCAATACACCGTATGCCAGATACTTGTACTACGGCAAAGCAATGGAGGGTCCGGCGCCGAAGACGGTGACGAATCGCGACCTTCACTACACGACCACACACAACCCACAGGCAGGGCCGTTCTGGGACAGGCGGCTACTTGCAGCCGAAAAGGAAACCATGCGGCAGGAGCTGCAGGACTACGTTGATAGAGGGGTATCGGTATGACGGCACTCGAAAAATTAAAGACATGGATAGCTACTTATGACGATTACGATGTTTTGTCTGCGTTCCATGTTGACTTTACCGACCAAATACCCGCAAACGGCGGCGTGTTTCCAGCTGGCATGGTTGAGGTCAGCCGCCGTAAAGATATCCTCGGCAACGGCTCCGTGCTGAACCAATACAATTTCGGAATCTATACCGTATTTACCAAAGCGCCCGGGGATGATACCTCATCCACGACAAATGCCGATTGGATTGCAGACTTCCAGGAGTGGGTGCAAGAACAGAGCGTAACCGGTGCGGCCCCTATATTTGGGGATAATCCGACAGAAGAGCGAATCATGGCACAGAACGGAATGCTGTACGAAGCCACGGACGAAGGGCTTGGGACGTATATGGTCCAGCTTTCCGTGCAGTTTAGAAAAAATTATTAATGAGGTGAAATAAAATGGCAGAAGCAACAGCTTTCAATCTCGCCGCCGGCACAAAAGCCGAGCGTAAGCTTATGATCGCCTACGTCAATGTCGGCACAGCGCTTGCGCCCGAATGGGAAGCACTAGGCGCCGGTGTTGAGGACAGCTCCATCGAGTTCAATTTCGATGAGAATACCCTCACCGATATTCTCGGAAAGACTTCCACTACAATCGCAAAGCCCCAGCGCCGGCAGACACTCGACCCGTGCACATTGCAGGAAGGTTCTGACCTGCAGGTCAAGCTCTATAATATCATTCGCAATGAGCGGTGGTCCGAACTTGCGAACTTCGACATGCTGATTGTCCATTACTATGTCGGAGCAACAGGATCCTTCGAAGCAGAGCGCTTCACCGGATCCGCTATCAATCCGCAGAGTCTGGGCGGCTCTGGTACTCTGGACATGCCCATCGAAGTCATCTATGGAGGCACGCATACCCTGGGAACAGCCGCCAACGCCGCAGGGGTGGTAACCTTTACCGCCGCAGCCTAAGGAGGAATAGACAATGCCGTCTTTAAATTTTGGAACAGGACTTAAGACTTTCGACATGAACGGAGATCCTGACAAAACCGTCTCGTTTTGCCCGACGGATTTCAACTTCATTCAGCGGCTATACAGAGCGTTTGAGGCGCTGGAAAAGCTTCAGGTGGATTACATAGGCCGTGCTTCTGCAAATCTGACTACGGACGAAATGATAACGCTTATTTCATCTACTGATAAAGAAGTAAGGGGCATTATCGATGCAGCGTTTGAGGCTCCGGTGTCTGGCATGGCGTTCGGAAAGCTCAGCAGCTTTGCTATTGCTGATGGCGTTCCGCTTTGGGGAGGTTTTCTCCTCGCGGTTATGTCTGAGTGTGACGATGGATTTGTTGTCCAGACCGCGGCGACCAATCCGAGACTGCAGAAGATGCTGGGGAAATATAAAAAATGATGTACGATTTGCCAACCAGTTTAGAGATTGACGGCATTGAACATCCCATTCGTTCAGATTACAGGGCAGCGCTTGATATATGCGCTGCCCTTTCTGATAGTGAGTTTACAAACAACGAGAAAATAACGGCGTTGCTTGAGATCCTTTATGAGGACTGCGAGGCGATAGAAAACATTGAAGAAGCGGTCAAAAAAGCGCTTTGGTTTATATCGTGTGGGGACGATTCGACGCCGCAGCGGAAGAAGCCAAAGCTTATGGATTGGCAGCAGGATTTCGCCTATATAGTGGCTCCGGTAAATCGAATTGCCGGATGCGAAATTCGCGCTCTGTCGTATCTGCATTGGTGGACATTTATCAGCTATTACTACGAAATAGGAGAATGCACTTTTTCCAACATAATAAGCATTCGAAACAAAAGAGCAAAGGGCAAAAAGCTTGAGAAATGGGAAAGTGAGTTCTACAGAGAGAATCGGAAGCTCATAGACTTCAAGTCCAGTATTACTGACAGCGACAAGGAATTGCTTAAGGAATTCTTGGGGGGGTAGACATGCCAAATGGAACAGACGGAACCATTACTTTTAGTACGAAAATAGACACGTCCGGTATGGATGTCGGAATGTTGAAAATAGAGAATAAGGCAAATAAGGCTACAAATGCTGTATCTAGGCAGACGCAGGCCGTTCAGAAGCTCGAAGCTGAAATGCAGAGGCTGAAGACTGCGCAAGTGCCAACGGAACAGTATGCACAACTCGACAGCGCCATGCAAAAGGCTGATGCACGCTTGATGTCGCTTATCAATACGCAGGACAAGTATCTTGCAACAGGCGGAGCCACGCATGGGACATACTGGAATCGGTTACAGTACGACATCGAAAAGGTGTCAACCGAGGTTCGAGAATACCAGGCACAGATGGCTGTAATGCAGTCCGATGGCAGCGCCTTCACCCAAGACAGCACCGCCATTAAGACTGTAAGCGCAGACCTTGATACTGCAAAAATCAAGCTTCAGGAGCTTCAGATAAAGGAGCAGGAGGCAGCAGTTTCTTTGGTGGCGGCAACAAGCCCGAAGAATCCGGAGGCGTTGGCAAAAGCAACGAATAAGGCCAGCAGTTCCATGTCCACTTTCGGAAAAAGAATCAGCTCGGTATTGCGCAGCGCGCTGATATTTACGGTTATAACCCAGCTCGCCGCTAAGTTCCGAGATTATATCGGGCAGGCCTCGGTATCCAATGACGAATTCAGGACAGCCCTCGGCAAACTGAAGGGCGCCCTGAAATCTGCCTTTACTCCGATATTCACCGCGATACTCCCGGCGCTGACGAGTCTCACAAACGCACTCGCAAAAGCCATATCCTACATCACGCAGTTTTTTGGACTGATTTTCGGTGCGCCGTCGGGAGGCGCGACAGCAAAGCTGCAGAGCGCCACAGTTTCCCTTTTGGGTAACGCCGAAGGAACAGCTGAAGCACTTGACGGTGAAACAGCGTCGTTGATGGCACTTGATGATGCTTCGAAAGATGCCGAAAAATCTATGGCCAGTTTCGATGAAATCAATCAGCTTGGCAATAAAGATAGTTCTGGGGGCGGAGGGAGTGATACCACAATCCCGACGCTAACTCCGGACGCGGTTGAGCTTCCGTCATGGCTGGTTGATACGGCTGAAAGAATCGCTTCTGCAATTGAGAGAATTAAGGACGCCATTGAAAGACTCGGAAACAGCAAGGCATTTCAGGCCTTTATGACGGCAATGAAATGGTTAGCCCAGTCACTTGTTTTAGATATAGTTGAAGGCGTTGCAAAAGCGTTTGAGTCTCTTGCAGGCAGTTTTGAATCGATAGACAAGGTCCTTGCGGGTGACACATGGGAGGGCTTCAAGCTCTGGCTTGAGAGTGTCTGGGAACTTCTAACGAGTATCTTGAACCCATTCCGAATAATTTATCAGATGTTAGAATGGCTTGTTTTGGCCGTCTACGAGTTCTTCAAAAATCTCGACCTGGGCAAATGGTGGACTGAAAATGTTGCGCCTTGGTTCACACAGGAACGCTGGCAAAAGCTCTGGGATGATGTTAAAGCTGTTTGGAACCAGAAATGGGGTGAAATCGCGGCATGGTGGAAGACAACGGGGCTCTATAAATGGTGGACTGAGGACGTGGCTCCGTGGTTTACAGCTGCGAAGTGGCAAGCTCTCTGGGATAGTGCAAAATTGGCGTTCCAGACTAAATGGGGCGAAATCAAAACTTGGTGGAGCAGTAACGCCCTTGCAAAATGGTGGAAAGACGATGTCGCGCCATGGTTCACAAAAGAAAAATGGTATGGAATTATGGGCGGTATTAAAGAAGGCTTTGTTGCTGCCTTCAATGATGCCGTGAAAGCAGCAAAAGATATACTGAATCCATTTATAACGAAGATAAATGAGTTTTTCTCATTTACGACACCTGAAGCAAACATTTTTGGTAAGATCATTCCGAGCAAGACTTTTGAGCTAATCCATATTCCTCATCTTGCTGAAGGCGCCGTTATCCCTGCGAACCGCGAGTTTCTTGCCGTCCTCGGCGATCAGAAGTCTGGCACGAATATTGAGGCTCCACTTGATACCATCGTTGCCGCATTCCGTCAGGTCATGCGTGAAGGAAGTGGAGGCGGCAAAGGAGAGGCTGTTATGGAAGTCGACGGACAGGCTTTCGGACGTCTGGTGTATAAATACGGGAACAACGAAACAAAGCGCGTAGGCGTTAGACTGGCAGGTGTATAAATGGCTGTATTCTCGATTGATAGCGTCGAATATCCTGGCGTTCTCGTTCCCAGCTTGAAAAGGTCCTTTGAGATCCTCGACGGAGAGAACGCAGGCCGCGTCAAAACAGGAACGATGGTGCGCGATGTCATTGGCACCTACTATAACTACTCAATGGAACTCGACACTTCTGAATCTAGCCTCGCAGAATACGATGCCCTGTATGAGGTTTTATCCGCCCCGGTTGACAGTCATATTCTTGTCGTTCCGTATGCCCAGGCGACACTGACGTTTGAAGCCTATGTTACAAGCGGAGAAGACGATTTGCTATCAATGGAAAACGAGCGAAACAAGTGGGCAGGATTGTCGGTTAACTTCATTGCAATGTCTCCGAAACGGAGGCCGGCATGAGCGGAAAACTGATTTATAAGGATGTTGCCCCGGGCGCTGATGCTGACGCAGCTGTCAGCACTTCAAGTGCTCAGGGCTTTTGCAATCCAGCTTTAATGCCGTTTGATACGGTTATGCCTAAGATATCTACCCTTGAGCCCGGTATGTGGATTTTGGGCGGAGGGTATAAGATTCTGAACGGGCAGGACATCCCCTTTTGGTCAACGGCGATGAGCGACGTAAACGGAAACTTCGCTGTTCCGCCATCGTACACAGTCAGCTTCGATAATCAGTACACAACGCTGGGTATCTATCTGCGGTTTTCTCCGAGCACCGGCGATTATTGCACATCGGTGACGATTAAGTGGTACCAGGGCGCAACGCTGCTCGACACACAGGACTTTACTCCTACCGGAGTTTCATATTTCTGTGCGAACACGGTCACGGCCTTCAACAAAGTCGTGATCTATTTTAACGCTACAAGCAAGCCTTATCGATATGCCCGGACGGATCAGATTCTCTTTGGCGTAGTCCGTGAGTTCGCAGCGGATGAGTATTCGAGCATTAAGATCCTGCAGGAGATCAATCTTATATCTTCGGAAGTGGCATACAACACTCTGGAGTGGAAGCTACAGAGCAAGGAAGATATTGAGTTTATTTTCCAGTTGAAACAGCCAGTCGAAGCCTATAACGGAGATAATCTCATCGGCGTATTTTATATCACTGGCTCTAAACGCACAGCTGCACGAACATATGAAATATCCTGCCAGGACGCAATAGGTGTCCTTGATGGCAATTCGTTTGCAGCGAGAATCTATTCAGCTTATAGCGCGGTGACGTTAATCAACGACATTGTCGGGAGCGATTTTGCCGTTGAAATCGACAGTTCTTATGCATCTGCAACTGTGACCGGGTATATACCCGATTGCACGAAGCGCGAAGCTCTTCAGCAGGTTTTGTTTGCAATCGGGGCTGTAGGTGACACCTCTGGGAGCAAGAAGATTCGTGTATATCCGCTTCCTTCTGCCAATCCGTCAGAGATACCCGACAGTCGGCAGTATGCGGGAGGAAGTGTAGAAACAGAGGCAATCGTCACAGCAGTCAAGGTTACAGCGCATACCTACACAGCCGGAAGTGGAACGGTGGGCGATGATGTTATTACGGTCAATGGTACGAAGTATGTTCATACGACCGCGGTAACAACGATTACGAATCCAAACGTCACGGCAACGGATAAGCAGAACATTGTTAAGATTGAGGATGCGACCTTGGTCAGCTCCGCAAATGTAGCCGCTGTAGCTCAACGCGTATACGACTACTATATGCGGCGGAACGCACTGAATACAAGAATCGTCGTTGATTCTGAAAAACCTGGCGACTACAAGTCTATCAGCTCACCGTGGGATACAACGCTGATTGGTAATATTATTACGATGTCGCTTGTCATATCTAATACAACGGCGGCGGATATAAAAGTAAAGGCGGTGAATTAATGTCGTATACATGGCCTGGAATAAACATGGGCAATACAGATTATCCGAGTGTGATAGATGCGCTCGGAGAACAGGTTGAAGCGCTAGCGGCAGGGATAATTGTCAATGAGCAAAATATTAACGATTTGGACTTTAACAAAGTAAACACTTCCGCAATCGTCAACAACGACACGGTGGGCGGAGTAGCCGTTCCAGCAAGTGCAGAAATCGTGAAAACTCACGGCGCGGAGATTGATGCACTTAACACGTCAATTGGAGCATTGACCGTAGAAACAGGAAAAAACTTGGTATCGTCTGCTTTAAAAACCGTAATCAAATCCGTTGTTGAAATGCCCGATGGATTTACATGGACAGGCAATGCAATTTCGATTTATAAAAGCGGTGACGGAGTAATAACCACAAGCATAGACGCCGCAAATTTCGCTTACACGGGCGGAGTTACTTACTACGTTAGCACGACAGGTAGTGATTCAAACGACGGGTTAACCTCGGCAACGCCACTTGCCAAAATCAGCACGGCGAGGGCTAAAGCGGACGTTGGTACTATTATAGTCGCCGCAGGGTTTTACACCGACATAAACGGATTTAATCAAGTAACAAACCAGAACAAAAACATATCAATCAAGGCGGCAACAGGTGCTAACGTAATTATCAGCAATATGCGTAATCTTACATACACAAAAACAGCAGGATATACAAACGTCTACGAAGTAAGCCGCACATCGGTAGCGGGAGTATGGGATAGCGAAGTGCTTGACGCTATTGGCGATTATACAAAGCTAACTCCTGTTGCTTCGATTGCGTTATGTGACGCAACAGCAGGAACATATTATTACGCAACTCCTATGTTGTATATTCATACTCCAAATTCCAGAGCGGCAGACGCAGAAATTAAAGTGTCCTTAGATATAAATAATTTTTATAATTTAGGGAATTACACGACTTATTTCGAAAACATTAAACTATACGGTGGAAAGAAAGGGTGCGCCTACGTTGCCGCTGGCACTTCAACCGACAATCCAATGTTTGTAGCTAAAAACTGTGAATTCAAGTATTCTGCGGCAGGAAATGGCGGATTGATTTTAGAGGGCGCAGACGGAATATTTGAGAACTGTATAGCGTCCAGAAACTATCAAGACGGATTTAACTATCATCTAAATGCAACTCGGATATGTCAAGTAATCGAAATTGGTTGCACGGGTAGATGTAACGGAATCGGGCGCGGAGAAAACTCTGATAACGGCTCTACAATCCATGAGGGCGGCAAGATTATCCGCGTAAACGGCACATACCACAACAACGAAGGTCCAAACGTCCATGACATAAACTCCGGCACGCAATCATGGAATGTTGGGTGCGAATCTTATGATTCTGACGCTACAATTCCGACAATACGAGCAAATTACATGATTAGTGACTTGGGCGAAATGTGGCTTGATACCTGTACGGAAAGCGCGTCTGATTACTCTACAAGAGTTGAAGCAACTGCAAAAATGTATTTAAGGTCATGCACAATGCTTGAGGGATTACCAAATATCATAGGAAACATATACGGATATTAGCAAGCAAATTAAACTAATTGACGCGCTTACTTGAACCGCCGCGGAGGGCGGTATTTTTATGCGAAAAGAGGCGGGGGGATATGTCGAAAATAACAGGATGGGGACTATTCTGGTGGGGTGCTTCTTTTTGGGGCGGAATTGGGTTCTTGACGCCAGTGGTTACCCACTCGGATGGTGAGGCATACGAATTCGAAGACATGAACAGAGTCGGCACCGATATTCAGTATCTTGCCGACCTACTTAACGTTTACGGGTATGCGGTATCGGTAGCTCCTAAAACGGATTGGGTGCGAGGTGAAATACCGACACCGACACAGTTCGCACAATACCTCGCGGATTTAAATTCCCTTAAGACGGCCTTTTACGGTTCTCCGGAGTTACCAACATCCATGGACGACTTCGAGGAGGTCGGGGCTAATAACATCGAAAAGCTGCTCCTCGAGGTCGAGGACCATTTGACCCAGATGTCCGCCGCCTTCAGATACTGCGGCGAGCTTATATGCGGGGAGGACCAATAAATGATTGAACATAAAAACCGGGTACCCGGAGAGGGTAAAGCAAACAGAAAGTTGATAACACCGGAAGGAGGCGCCGCGCCTTTTAACGCGGTCGTGACATTCGACGATGACCCTGTCGACGGAGGTGCGCCGGTAACAAAGGCACTGCTTGATGAGCTTCTGGCCGCGAGCGGCACGACAACCGGGACAGGGAGCGCACTGGAGCTTGCACAGGCAGGCTTTGCCCTCGTGGATGGTGCGACTGCCCGAATGAAGCTGCACGTTGACATGAACAAAGGCGCTACGGTCAACATAGCCGGTACCGGCGCTCACCCGGTAGTGGACAGCCTAGGCAAAGGCGTGAAGGCCACCGCGGGCAGCTGGGTGACCGTTGTTTACAACAGCACGACAACAAATTTTATATTACAGGGTAGTGGAGGTGGTGTGCAGCAATACCATAGCGAAAGATTCGTAGGCGTTATGGGCTTAATGCCTGCGTACGCAAAGTACCAATAAGAGGAGGGCTATAAATGCCAGTAATTGTTTTTGAGAGTACCGGGACATTCACCCCGGCAGATTACGATTTAAGTATAGGCGACAGCATAGAGCTCATAGTGGTGGGCGGCGGCGGCGGAGGCGGGCGGGCATTCCAGTCTGGAACGTACATGAACGCCGGCGGCGCGGGCGGGAAAGGCGGCGTAGGTGTTGGCGTGACCAATAACAACGCCACAGGCGGCGGCGGCGGAGGTGGCGGCGGCGGCTACGGCGGCGGCGGCGGGGGCGCCGGAGGCTTTGTAAGTAGTACGGAGGCTTATAAGGCGGGTGCCGGAGGTGGTGGTGGAAGCGGCTACCTTCAAACCGCGCAGCTCGTTATAACGGAAGAAAACCTAAATACCGCAATCGCAATAACTATAGGCGCGGCCGGTGATTCAGGCGGCGCCGGCGGCTCCACCTCTTTCGGCGCTATTGTTACTGCGCTGGGCGGGGGCGCTGGAGGCTCAGGTTCTCCTAGTACAGTAGGTACCGCAGGCGCAGGACGCGCGAACGGCGGCGCGCCTGGGGGCACAAGCAATGGCTTCGGAGGCGGCGGTGGTGGCGGCGGAGGATATTATCCGGGCTTAGCTTTTGCTTGCCCCGGAGGCCCCGGCGGCGCGGGCGGCAATGGCGGCGGCGGTGGTACCATTCTGCCCGGCTCACCGGGCGGTATCGGCGGCGGGCCTAACGGCGCGCCAGACATTAATAATGGCGGCGATGGCGGCCCGGGCACAGGTGTTTGCATTATTACCTGGTAAAGGAGGAAAAGATGAAATATATAAGACTAATTGATAATGTCGCGGTTGAAATACTTCCCGAAGAAAATCCGGAGCTTCCGGGTGTCCCAATTGCGGAGCGTTATTCCCCAAATTTTCTCGCGGCGTGTATCGACATAAGCAATGAAACGGCTGTTGAAGTGCATGATATTTACGACCCCGAGACAGGAACTTTCAGTGCGCCTTTGCTTCCTCCCGAGCCAACGCTGGCCGAGATAGCTGAACAGAAAGCCGCTGAGGCGACAGCAGCAGCGGAAGTTGCAGCACAAGCAAAGGCAGAGGCCGATGCAGCAGCGGCAGCCCTAGCCGCAGAAACCGAAGCTACTACATAATCGCCTTGGAGGGCGGTATTTTTATACAGAACGAGGGTAAACGACATGATAAGTGTATTTTGGCAAATAGTTCTCGCCATAATTGGCGGCGGTTTTATTTCGGGCATCTTTAACATTATCACATGGAAACTCAATCGAAACGCTTGCCTCGAAGATGCAGAAGCTAAGGGAGATAGTGACACGACGGCAGGCCTACGAATATTGCTCTATGACCGAATTAAGCATTTGGGGAAAAGATATATTTTGGACGGCGAAATATCTGCCGAAGATTTAGAGGACTTAATAGCCATGCACAAGGTTTACCATGATAATTTAAGCGGAAACGGTTTTCTGGATTCCGTAATGGCTCAAGTAAAGCGGCTGAAAATTAAGGCATAAGGAGAGCAGAAATGATTTACATAGACAAGCTGACGAACACCGAATATCGGTTCGAGATATACATGAATTATCAGCACTTGCCGATTGAAAAAGTCAAGCAGACCACAGGCTGCGACAAGCTTATAAATTTAGGCTATTTTGATATGGCAGAGTACCTCGCCGCGAAAACCAACGCACAAGTTGGCGATTCAACCGACTGCGATTTAATCGTGGCTGGCAAAGCGATAAAGCCTCTGAAATGGAAAGAATTCGGCGCAGTTATAAACAAAAACGGAGAGCTTTATTTTGGACTTGCCGCAGGAGCATACAGCTATTGCATAGGTCTTCCGCCACAGCATTATAACGGACAAAAATACTGCATGAATAAGTTCGTTGCCGCGAACGGCTGTACGCATATCGGTTTTACGGCTGACGGAACTATTCTGTGGGCTATCGCGCTAAAGGACACGCCCGAAACAAACGATACCGTCAATGCCGAGCTGATAAATCGTGGTTGCGTTAACATCCTGCGTTTTGACGGCTCGTGGAGCAGTCAAGCGATTATGGGTGGAAAGACATACAAACCCTCGCAGGAGCGTATCGTCCAGAGCCTGTTGCTTGCCTATAAGCGCAACGAAACTACGACAAAGCCAACGGAAGAGATTGTATCAAATCTCAAGTTCGGCTCACAGGGCGCAGCGGTGGAAGCTTTGCAGACCTCTTTAAACGCTCTGGGCTACAACTGCGGCAATGTTGACGGAGATTTCGGAGCAAAGACGAAAGCGGCGGTTATCGCGTTCCAGAAAGCTCATGGCTTAAAAGACGACGGCATAGTGGGGAGGCTTACGCAGGCGGCTATAAATACACAGCTTTCAGAGCCAACATCCACTTTAAAAATCCTCCAGCCCAATTATGTATGGGCTTATGCCGCAACTCTGCGCACAAGCACAACGCGCTTCGTGCTGCATCACTTGGGTTCTGATGCATTGACCACTCCCGAGCAGATTCATGTATTCCACAGGGATTGGAATCACTGGCGCGGCATAGCCTACAACTTCTATGTTCGTAAAGACGGCACAGTCTACCACGGACGAGAAGAAAACGCTGCAGGAGGGCATACGCTGTACTATAACGGCACATCAATTGGTATTTGCTTTGAAGGCAACTTTGAAACAGAATACATGACTGACGCACAGCTCAAATCCGGTCAGGCACTGCTTGCCTATTTGCGTCCGAAATATCCGAGCGCAAAGGTGGTGCGGCATAGTGATTTAAACGCCACAGCTTGCCCGGGAAAGAATTTTCCATTTGATAAGTTAGGAGGTATATAGCATGAATAAAGAAGCATGGTGGAAAGCGGCAGGAACCCGCGCAATCAAAACTTTCGCGCAGACAGCGGTTGCTACAATCGGCACAACGGCATTTCTCGGCGAAGTTAACTGGATAGCCGTTGCGAGCGCTTCGGCTCTGGCGGCGGTGCTCTCGCTGCTGACGAGCGTTGCAGGCTTGCCCGAGGTAAAATAGATACATAATAGACAACAGCCCCTGCGGAGATAATCCGTAGGGGCTGTTTTTTATGCCGCATATTGCTCATAAGCTCGCTTGAGCATGACCTCTGATGTGGTCGCGTAGATCTGCGTTGTGTTAATCGATTCATGTCCGAGCAGCTTCTGAATGATTGATATGTCCATTCCTCGTTGGAGCGCTTGCGTAGCAAACGTGTGTCTTAAAACATGGGGCGTTACTGGCTTATCAATGGTTGTTCTTGTGGCAATCGTTCGTATAATCTTCTCAATCTGGTCTTTGCTGATGTCTCTATAAGGCGCGCGCTCCGCAATAAACAAGTGATCGCTCTCTCCTTTTCGTTGGTCGAGATACAACTTCATTTGCATTTTTGCTTTGACTGAGAAGAAAACTCGGCGGCTCTTGTCTCCCTTGCCGACGACCATCAGCGATCTATCATTCCAGTCTATATCCGATATGCAAACATTCGCTGTCTCGGTGACACGGCAACCAGATGATACCAGGAACTCAACAAGCGCCTTTTCTCGCGTAGTCTTGCAGGCGTTGCGTAGATTCTCGAGCTCCTCTTCGTCGAGCTCGTCTCGGAGGCTTTTCAGATCTACTTTCAAGATTTTAAGCTTCGCCGCCGGGTCCTTCGTCAACATCTCCTCCGATACCAGAAAACGAAAAAATGTTTTGAGGATTGTAGTCTTGTTGTTGATTGTCGTCCGCTTCAATGCGTGCTCGCTCTGCGCGTCGGCAATATATCCTCTGAGGTCACTTATTGTGATTTGAGATACAGTCTTTGAGCAGTAGCGCGAAAACTGCACAAGCTCCGATTTATACGCATTAATTGTTTTAGCCGATAACCCGTCCAATAGCCGAGTATCGAGGAAAAATTTGATTTTCTCGTTTAGATCGGATGCCGAACTGCTTGTGTTTGTGTCGGTCAACTCGTATCCATTAAGCGCGTTTGCGATAATTTGCTTAGCCCTGGAAGCGTCAATCCCAAATTGCATTTGCAGATCCGCGACGATTTGCATAATGACAGGTTCTTTATTACTCATATTATTTACCCCCTTTATCTATTTTGTTGGGCCCTCCTTATTATTCAACTGCGGTTGATATGTAATCGACAGCTTCTTCTATTGAGCTAACCGCGCTTTCGATTGCATCTACGGCGCTATCTGCTTTTTCGTATCGTTCGCCGCCCTGTAAGTTTTCGGGCATATTATCTCGGTACTCTTCTTCATCTTCCTGTAGAGACGCAAGCATCTCTTGCAATTCGCTTAGCTTGGCGGATATATCTTCTAGCTTTTTTCTTCTAAGTTTATTCATTTGTACGGCCTCCTATTATTTTGTTGCTGGTGATGGTTATAATATAACTTATTGCGCAATATGTTATCAATCGACAAAATTTACAATCTTGCGCAATATGTTTTGTGATATATTACGCAAGACAAATAAATAATATTATGTTATAGTCTTGTTGAGGTGATGTTATGCCAAGGCAGAAAAAGTATGATAACCAGACAGAATACAAAAACCAGTTCATTGCAGCAAACTATGATCGGATTAATTTAACTTTGCCAAAGGGTCGCAAAAAAGAGATCCAAGACTACCTTAGGCCGTTTAGCCCGAGAATAAGCGTAAACGAGTATATCAATAAGCTGATTGAATTTGACCTAATAGCAAAAGATGAGGCGGAGGAATAATACTTGCGTCTACTGAAAGTTCAAAAAGCCCTTCAACAAAAAGGCATCAAATACGAATACGAAGAAATCCATGGGCTTGCCCGGCTGCACTTTGTCTTTAATGGTACCGGATACACAGTTGACGAGCTGCGTGGTAATAAAGACAAGACATCGACTACCGGCATTTGGACTAACATTGACGGGCTAGGAAACAGGGGAACGCAAGACGGGGTTGTGGAGTTTATTAAGGCACTGACGCCCTGTATTTGACACAAATCTGACATAAAATAAATGACAAAACGCGATAATACAGGGTAATACACGACCACAAAACTAAAATTACAAGGCATAATAAAAACCCTCAAACCATTGAAAACACAGTGGTTTGAGGGTTTATTTTTGGTGGTACGCCCTGAGGGATTCGAACCCCCGACCTTCTGGTCCGTAGCGCGGTAAATATCAAGCGTTATCAACGTGTTTCGGCTTTTTTGACATTTTCTTTGACACAACGGGTTTGTAGTTGTTTGCGACATACTCATTAAGCTTTTTCAAAGACTGCTGTTGCTTACGTTGGCTTAAATGCGTATAGACGGCCATAGTGGTTTCGATGTTCGCGTGGCCAAGAAGCTTTTGGGCGGTGTAGACATCAACCCCTGCATCGTAAAGCATTGTTGCATAGCCATGACGAAGCGTATGCGCCGTTAAGGTGTTTTTGAACTCGTAATATGTGTATTTTTTGCCCTGCGATGAGGTTCGTTCTTCGCTTTTTGAAATAGAAACAAAGCCCATATCCTTGCAGTAATGCTTCCAGTGCCTATTGTATGCCGCCTGGGGTAAGTAACTGCCGGATTCGCTTGGAAAGACGTAGTCAGTATTTTGAGCGCCTTTCGGTTTTTTTAAGATCCTTGCAAGGTCAGTCAGAAGCGGAACGGTCCGCTTTCCCGCAGCCGTTTTCGTTTCTCCGATTTTTGACGTACCTCGATAGATTAAAGACTTGTTGCAGGAAATAACTTTGTTTTTGAAGTCAATGTCGCCCCAGGTTAATGCAAGAGCTTCACCTCGGCGAAAACCGGTGCTGATTAACAGCATAGGAAATAAACCAAAATATGCGGAACCGGCGCTCGTACGAATTTTATCTATAATCTCGTCTTCCGGAGCCTCGCGCTTTGTGGCAGGCTTTATTTTTGAAGGCAGCGGAACATTTAATGCGGGGTTATTGGTAATGAATTTGCCATAGTAGTCATCGGTAATGGCGTTTTGGTATATCAGTTTATAAATTGTCCTCAGCGTTTTTATAGACTTACCGGACATCTTTTTATCAGCTAGTTTCTGAAGGTGCTTGCAGATATCGGCTGCACTTACATCAATGGCATTGATATCTTCGTGCGCTTCCACGGCACGGTTATACATTGCGGTGTAGCTGGCCTTAGTTCCGTCCTTTATTACCTCCCAGTGTTTATCGTGCCAGGCTTCGGCAATATCTGTGAAGGATGGTGTCTTCGGTTTCAGCGCCGCTTCGACCTTGTTAAAAAGGACTTCCGGATCGCGGTCATAGATATACTGCGGTTTTCCTCCGCAGGCATTAGGAACAACAGCCTGATATCGTCCGTCTTTTCGGAGGGTAAACAGGTTTGCATAATCAATTTTCTTAGCCATTGCTTTTTTCATAACCTCCTGCTATATTGGAGGTGGATAGCCGCAAAGTTGTCCACCCCTATAATCGCCTTCGGTGTTCGTTGCACCGAGGGCGATTTTTTTAATTGCTCTGAGATAGTGGAGTGTCATTGATAATCGTATCTAAGCATTTCTTTAGCAGATACTTCGCATCTTCTTCTGTTAACTTGTCTATCATCTTGCCACGCTTTTCAGCATCCGTCTCTAAAATAATTTTGGCTGCTCTTTTGGTTGATATCATGTTTAATTCTCCTTTGCATTTTCGGTGTTCGCAGCACCGGGGGCGATTTTTAAATTTAAGTATTAAGAAATAATCGTACAGTTGTCCAATGCCGGCGTAAGGGCCTTGCCTCTGCATATTCCTTGAATAACGATGCTATCACCGTTCTTAAGAGCAGAAACTGCGTCCGACTGGTCGTCTTCAAAATTACAGTATATAGCAATAAAACTCCAGTCTTGACCATCAGTTACAATGACTTGAATTTGTCCAAAAGTGACGGTTACACTATCAATCACGCCCGACACTTGGAGCAACTTGTCCATATATAATCTATCTGCACTGACTTCATTTTCATCATATTGATTGTATAAATCCGCGGCTGTAACGGAAATTGGTGCCTCAATTGGTTCGTTTGAATCATTTAGTGTGGCAGTTTCAGTCTGATGTGATGAATCCACACTATCACTTTCATTAACAACGATAGACACTACAATGGCCGCTAAAATGCACAGTGCAACTATTAATCCTGTTTTCTTCTTGGGAGAGTTAGCAATCGGCATTGCGTATGGTTTAAACGGAGTAACATATTGCGGCGCTCCGCATTCGGTGCAAAATGTTGAACCATCTGGAATTTGCTTGCCACAGTTTTGACAATACATGTTATCCCCTCCAAATTAAAACCGCTTAAGCGGAATATTTACGCCATTACCAGATCCGCCTGTGCTTCGATAAAAGCTATATCTGCAAACTCATTATAGAAGTGGTCTTGCTCGATATGGTTTAGTTCGTGGTTTAACGCTTCGAGCTGCTTACATGGCGATATTCGGCTATTGACGTAAACGTCGAAGGTGCCGTCTTCTTTCGGCAGTGTTACAGCTTCAACGCGCATTGGCAGCTCTGCCATGCGAATGTTGGCGTAATCCCTTGTTACTCTGCACTCAAATTCCGTATTCATCAACTCGATTCCGTATCATTTTTTCTGCAGCGCTTCAATAATTTTTACTGCGTTTTCAACATCTTCCTTTGTGGCGCCTTTGGATAACTTAAATAACATTCGCATTTCGGGTCTTGTGCGCAAAGCTTCTAAATAGGAATTGAGCTCGTCATCATCGGTGACGGGCTTTTCTCGTTCTATTCGCCCTAGCAAATAGTCGGAAGATACGCGGAAATAATCCGACAGTTGAAGCACTGTGCTTTTGCGGGGCTCTTTGCCGTTTAGCCAATTAGCTACCGTTGTAGGATGGATGTCTAAATCCTTGGCAAGTTGATAATTAGTCAGCCCTCTTTTGTCCATCAGTTCTTTTAGCACTTGTGAAAATTGCACAAAAACCAACCTTTCTAATTTGCTCTATTATAATCTAGTTGAGGCTTGACAATTCGACTAAATTAGACTATATTAGAACGTGTGATAGGCAACAACAAACCGCTCCAACGTATTGAAAGTACCTTGGAATAAACAATATGCGGTTAATTAATCTACATCGTTAGACTATCACTATATTCTAATATTGTCAATAGAACAGGAGGTGAAATTTTGAGCTTTTCTGAGAACCTTGTACGCTTGCAGTTTGAAAATAATGAAACAAATTACCGTTTGGCAAAAACTTTGGGCGTCCATGCCACGACGGTACAAAATTGGCGAAAAGGGAGGCGACCGTTATTGGAACACGCGGCAAAGGTAGCCGAGCACTATGGCAAAACCATTGAGGAAATAACGCATTAGAGAATCCATAACCTCACAATACATTAGTAGTAGCCCAATAATACGGACAGCAATAAAACGGACGCAGAAAGGAGGACCCTGCTTGCCCAGAGAAAAAGAATGTTTCCGCGATAACCTGGAACGCCTTGACGATAGGTTTCCTGATCGCGAAATGCTTTGTCGAAAAGACTTATGCGAATTTACCGGGTTATCCCGCAATGGACTAAAGGCAAATTATCCTTATCCCGGAAGGTATATAAGCAAGGCTGACTTTGCCCGATTGATTTCGAAAGGGGTGTCCGCATGATTAAACACCTTATCGACCTAGTCGGAGGTTTGCCGAACGCCAATCGTGGCATGTTCGAAGGCCTGATACTTACGGCGTGGGCCGCAGCGGTGTACTTCGTGCTGTGCGCGGTCGTGCCATTTAATTGAAAGGAGGAAAACCACTATGAGTAGCGCAGCAAACCACAGAGCCAGGTCGCACCGTTCATATTCCAATAAACGTTCGACAATGGGAAAAATCCAGAGCAAGGCTGCATATCGAAACGCCCGAGCCAATCAGGCAAAAACACTTCGCCAACGGCTGGCGGCGATATTCTCGCCCAGAAACAAGCCTAAAGAATCTAAGACGGACAGGACGTAGTTACATGGGACTCGGAAGGAACTGGACACCGGATGAAGAGGACTACCTTGCTGAACACTGGGGTAAGACCCCCGTTGCGGCTCTTTGCGATAAGCTGAACCGCAGTACGAACGCCATTATGATTAGAGTTCACCGGCTGGGTCTGCCTCCGTACCTTGAAAGCGGTGAGTACATATCTCTTAATCAGCTCCTAATCGCAGTTACCGGCAATAACGGCGGATATGACTACAAGAAGACCTCGTGGATAAAGAACCGAGGTTTCCCTGTACACAACAAGCGCAATAACCAGTGCTCCTTCAAAGTCGTTTACATAGATGAATTTTGGACTTGGGCAGAGAAAAACCGCAGTTTTATCGACTTTTCAAAGATGGAGCCCCTAGCACTAGGTATAGAGCCGCCCTGGGTGCAGGAACAGCGCAAGAGAGATTTCGCGGCTTTTGCTATACAACGCAAAGACCCTTGGACACCGCTCGACGACCAGCGCCTAGTCCACCTTCTCAAGCAGCACAAATACGGGTATTCGGAGCTGTCGGAAATGCTGCGCCGGTCCGCAGGTGCGATACAAAGACGCTGCACGGACTTAAAACTTCGGGAACGTCCGGTCAAGGCGGACAACCATAACCCTTGGTCAGATACAGACTATCAGATCCTAGCGGACGGAATCCGCAAGGGGGCCAGTTATACGGAAATTGGTCTTTTGGTCAACCGTTCAGAAAAAGCAGTCCGCGGTCGTGTGTATGAAACCTACAGAACCGAAGTCGCCGACAGCGTTCGTGAAATGCTCGGCTCGGGCAAATGGGGCGAAGGCGCTCCGGTGCTGACTGTATGGGACGCTCGGCGGAAGGCCCCGGTCAAGCAAGACCTTTCCCAGCTTGTCGCGCTTCTTAAAATGCGACGCAACGACTTAGGCTTTGACGAATACTGGCAGCGCCACATGTGCATGAACTGGAATGATGTTGAAGGCTGCACTGCCGGATGTACCAGCTGTGACGATTGCGGGAACAACTTCCGGCGAATACCTCCGCAATACTGTGTTCGCTGCGGTGTCACGTTTTATGAGCGAGAAGAGAATATCCGCTGCCCTCGCTGCCGTGACCAGCGCCGCAAACAAGCGGCAAGAAAGTTTTATGCGAAAGGAGGCGCCCAATGCCGTATAGAACGGTAGACCTAGCTGACCGCCGCTTCGGGAAGCTCACTGCAATCAAACCGACCGACAAGCGTTCTAGTGGGAAGATTGTATGGGAATGTCTCTGCGATTGCGGACGGACAACCTTCGTGCAAAGCGCCCATTTAACAAACGGTCACACGCAAAGTTGCGGTTGTATAAGGGGTGATATCCAAATAACGCACGGCTGTACACATACCCGGCTTTATAGAATCTGGGCTTCGATGAAAACGCGATGCACAAACCCAAATTCAAAGACCTTCGATTATTATGGTGGACGCGGAATCGGTATTTGTTCCGAATGGCTAGATGATTTTACCGAGTTCTACCGTTGGGCTGTAGCAAACGGCTACGATGACTGTCTCACCCTTGACCGCAAAGACGGCGATGGCAATTATGAACCTGGCAATTGTCGCTGGGCGACATGGCACGAACAAAGAGTGAATCAAAGGAGGTGTAAGCAATTTGTCTAAATGCAGAGTTTGCCCGGACTGCGGTTTAAATTTAGACTTCGGCGAGATTTGTGACTGCAGAAAAAAAGCTCCCAGCGAAGCGGTAACTTCAACTGAGAGCAAAGACAATTAAACTAACCTCATTATATGAGGACATGAAAGGAAAAGTCAAGTGAAATCTACTGGAATAGTCCGCAAGGTCGATAAACTCGGGCGAATCGTGCTGCCCATAGAACTTCGTCGAACCCTCGGTATTGGCGAAAAAGACCCCGTCGAAATCTTTGTAGACAACGACACTATTATTCTCCGCAAGTATCAGCCTGGCTGCACACTGTGCGGTAGCGTGGATAAGCTGTATTACGTTAATGACACTCCTATATGCTCTGAGTGCGTCAAGAAGCTGTCCGCTGTTAAAACGGGGGCGAAACTATGAAAACCTCATTAATCAAGGTTCGCTCGATGTTCGGAATCCACGAAGCCGAGCTCGGCGCTGGCAACTACGAACTGACTGGCAAGAAGGGAACCGGCAAATCGTCGCTGCTGGACGCTATTCGCACAAACCTTACCAACCGCTCAGACCGCGCCTACATAGTCAAGCAAGGAGCCGACGAGGGCGAAATACTTATAGAGACCGATACAGGCCTCCGCATAGACCGCAAATTCAAGGCGGACATGGAAACTGGCTTGCTCAGTCTGAAAGAGAACGGACTAAACGTGCCGCGCCCTCAGTCCTTCCTGAACGAAATCATCACGCCGCTTCAGCTCAACCCGGTCGAGTTTATCAATATGCCTGTCGCAGAACAGAACCGCATTATCCTGAATCTGATTGACTATCCGTGGGATATGTCGACCATAGAGGGATGGTTCGGAGAGATTCCGAAGGGCGTTGATTATCACCAGAACATCCTATCCGTTCTCGACCAGATACAGGCTGACAATGGCGTGTACTACCAGACGCGCCAACAAATCAATTCGGACAGGCTTTACAAGCGCAAGGCTGCCGAGGAAATCGCGGCCTCCATCCCCGAGCGTTTCGATGCGGCTAAGTGGGAGGCATACGACACAGGCGCGAAATATGCGGAGCTGTCTAGAATTCAGCAGGAGAACGGCAAAATCGCCCGAGCTAAAGCGTTCAGGGATTCCTACAACGACAAGCTGCGTGGCATTTCCGCCGACCGCGACATTGCGATATCGAACGCAAAGGACGCGATATCGGGCGAACGCGACGGACTGAACCGAACAATAGAGCGCCTCAAGGCTGAAATTAAGGCCGCCGAAGACAAACTTACCGGGCTGGATTCCAAATTGAACGACAAGGTTAAACTCGCTCAGGCTGATTTTGAGACAGCCAAAGCGAAGCTGGACGCAGACACAGGAGTTGCCGATCAATATGCCGACAAAGAGCCTACGCCGACCGCCGCGCTTCAGGAAGAAATCACGACTGCCGAGGCTATGAAGAAGCACCTGAACGAACACGCCCGGATGAAGCGCATGCAGGACGAGGTTGACGAGCTGACAGAGAAGAGCGAGGCCCTGACCGAAAAAATCACGCTTGCCCGTACGCTTCCCGGTCAGGTTCTGGCAGAGGCTAAGATTCCCGTTGAAGGGCTCACGGTCAAGAACGGCATTCCGCTTGTCAATGGTCTGCCGCTTAGCAATCTAAGCGACGGCGAAAAGCTCGACCTGTGCGTTGATGTCACAATCGCCAAGAAGAATGACGGCGTTCTCCAGATTATCCTTATCGACGGCGCGGAACGGCTTGACGATGTAAGCAGGGCGGCCCTGTACATGAAGTGCAAGTCTAAGGGTTTACAATTTATAGCCACGAGAACCACGAATGATGATGAATTGCAGGTGGTGGAATTATGAGCAAAGAACTTGAGCGTATCACTGGCGATACAAGCATTAAGCGGTATTTCGATACCGACTATATAGGTGCCTACTCCATAG